TTTGACAGGCTATTTCCCCAACCTAGCCTGATTCTTGCAGCGAGAAGATCGGTTGTACCCTCAATGGCAGCCGAAGCTTTTCTCTGCAATTACAGCGCTGCAGAACTAGTATCTTTCGCAGAAGCACTGCGTGGTTGTGGTTCTGACATGTTCTCAAACTGTATAACCTCTTTAGCAAGCACAGCACGCGATGATCTGATACACACTCTCCTATACCGAGCTATCATACAACTAGGTCTGGCTCATCACGGTCTAGAATACTGGTTCGAGTATATGAAAGTGATTCATACCGTCTGTAGGTCTGCAGGCATTGTCTGGTGCCCACAGCTCAAAATAGATGGACCTATATGTGATCCCATCCTATACGCTCACCTCCTGATTGGGCGGTATAAATTCGACGCTTTGCGCACAGATGAAGAAATACTCGACCGAGCGCATGTCGGAAGGCCGCAAATGATATGGACCCCGGATCGAGGATGGTCAGAAGCAGCCTTCGAAGAGGAAATCCACAAAGCCATGAGCAAGTGCACTCAACACTGGGTCGAAGGTGTTCTGCAGAGAGCTGATTGGACAATTGACGATTGGCTCGCACACGGATTCATGGTGGGCACTGGTGGTAACACAAGCTCAGCACGCGATATACTCGCAAGAGTTAAAGGTGTCTGGCAACCCCCAGGTGCCCCGACAAAGATGCTCTATCTGAGCACACTGCGTGGACTTGACGTAATCCGCGCCCTTCAAGGAGATGCAGTCCTACGAGGTTTCCCGGTTGACAAACTAGAAGCTGGGAGGCTACGGCTGCTATTGCCGGCTCCAGTTAACCACTGGCTTGTCGAATCACTAGCCCTCTTCGGTGGCGAACATCGCGTATACCGACGAGTGAAAGAAATCAGTCTGCAAGGCACAACACTTGATGATTTTGCTGAACTGACAATGCGCATCGCAGATCTTGAAGCAGAAGCCTATGGCGTATGCTCCGATTTTCGCGATTTTAACATCCTACACACATATGAGCGCATGAAAAAGATGTGGTATACAATGGCTGATGCTCTTGAAGCCAACATGCCCGCTTTTATCCGAAAACTACGTCGTGCTGGGTCGGACAACTGCATCCCAAGGTTCGCAGCATCTGCGTGCCGTTGGGTGGCCAGCTGCCTGAATGACGTTCAATGTGCTCTGCCAACTGATGCCTCTAAGAAAGCCACACTCGTACGCGGCTTATGGTCAGGTTGGCGTTCAACAACATTCATCAACACAACACATAACCTGTACTACTCTAGAGCGGTGCAAAAATGTGTCGAAAACATATACGGCATATCGTGTGCCATGATGCACCAACGTGTCGTAGGTGACGATAGCACCTCTAATGTGCTGAATGAATTTACAGGCCTAAGATATCTGCA